GTTTGTTTTATGTAATGGTCAGAATGGAACACCAAATTTATCTGGTAAGTTTGTTGTTGGTTTTGATGCAAGCAATGGTGATTATGATGTAAATGATACTGGTGGTGCAGAGAGTGTTACTCTTACAGTTAATCAAATACCGTCACACACGCACTCTTACGTTGGTCATACCTATCCCGGTTCAGGCCCTGAACAGAATCAGTCAGGTGGCCCAGAGGATAGAACCTCATTTAATGTCAATAAAACTACAGGAAGCACTGGTAGTGGACAGTCACATGAAAACAGACCACCATACTATGCTCTCTGCTATATTATGAAGACTTAGGTTGCTAAAAAATCATATATATGTTATGCTAATAGAAATTGGAGCACCTCTATGCACGAGAATTCCTATGTCGATGGCGTAATTATTGACATATGTAAACGCAGTTTTTGCATAGTCAGCGATAAGGGAGCAGAGCAGGTTATATTTTGCAATACACCAACTGAATTTTTAGATGTACTTGAAGTATGTCATCAGTTTCTAACTGAGGATGAAATAGAGTATGCAACGATAGTTACTAAACCAAAGAGAAGAACTCGTAAAAGGAAACCCACCTCAGATACAAATGAAAAACTTTAAACAATTTAACGAAGCAGCAAATACAAGAGATAAAGCAGCAGCACTCCGTGCAAAACAGAAGGCTGCGGTTGCTAAATATAAATCATCTTCATCAGAATCTAGTAGTTCAACACCTAAACAAGATTCCGAAGTTCATCAAGGTAATATTAAAACTCAGGAGTTGAGAGATAAGAGAGAAGCAGTCAAACAGGCAGCAGCAAAAGCAACAGCACGTAAGGCAGAAGTACAAAGAGCAGTTCAGTCAGAAATCCAGAGACAGAAAGGCGATAAATAGAAAGAAGACATACTTTGTAGATGAGCGATGCCACTTAATAAGTTAGAGAATTTCATAAAGAACACTGAGGGTAAGATTCTCTATGTAAATCCAAATGATCTTGATGCGACTGATGCGATCACGAATCAAGGAAATTCATTAGCACAACCCTTCAAGACGATTCAGAGGGCCTTATTGGAGTCTGCTAGATTTTCATATCTACGAGGTAACAATAACGATATAATCGAGAAGACAACTATATTACTTTTTCCCGGAGAGCATGTAATAGATAATAGGCCTGGTTTTGCTGTCAAAGATGTGAGTGGAACTGCAACAGCAGTATCTCCATCTGGTACTGAGACTGTCGCATCATCAACATTATCACTATCGCTCGATTCAAACTTTGATTTAACACAAGAAGATAATATACTTTACAAGTTTAATAGTATTAATGGTGGTGTAATTGTTCCTCGTGGTACATCACTTATTGGACTAGACTTAAGAAAGACAAAGATAAGACCAAAGTATGTTCCTAACCCAACTGATAGTGCAGTTGCATCATCTGCATTATTCAGACTAACTGGTACTTGTTATTTCTGGCAGTTCTCTATATTTGATGGTGATGAGTCTGGAACTGTATTCACAGACCCAGTTGATTTCAGCACTACAAATAGATCAACACCAACATTCTCTCACCACAAACTAACTTGTTTTGAGTATGCTGATGGTGTAAACATTGATAGTCGATTCAGTCTTACTGATCTAGACATATACTATAGTAAGTTATCAAACGCATTTAACTCTACTGCAAGACCGATTGATGCGATTGACAGATTCCCTGCCAACCCACTAGGATTTGCTCCACAAAGACCTGAATTTGAAATTGTTGGTGCATTTGCCTCAGATCCAATCAATATTTCAAATATTATATCTGGAGATGGTTCTACACCCGGAACAATCATTACAGTTACAACTGCAGCTGCTCACGGGTTAACAACCAATACACCAATTAAAATTAAGGGTGTCAGCACACTAGACTATAATATCTCAACAAAGGTACAGAATGTAACCAGTGCAACTACATTTACATATCTACTTCCATTTGTACGAGATAACTTACCAGCAGCACCAAGTTCTGCAAACGCAACAGTAACGATTGAAACTGATACTGTATCAGGTGCTTCTCCTTATATCTTCAACATATCTCTCCGTTCTGTCTTTGGTATGAACGGTATGCATGCTGATGGTGACAAGGCAACTGGTTTCAAATCAATGGTTGTTGCTCAGTTCACTGCGATCTCACTACAGAAAGATGACAGAGCATTTGTTAAGTATAATCAGACATCAAGAACCTACGAAGGTATTGGAATATCTAAGGTAACTGGTGCAGCATTGGCTGCTGGTTCATCTTCACAAGACTCATCAACTGTTTATCACTTAGATTCTGGTGCAGTCTATAGAAGTGGATTTGAAACAACTCACATCAAACTATCCAATGACGCAGTTATGCAGATTGTATCTGTATTTGCGATTGGATTTAATAAGCATTTCAATGCAGAGACAGGTGCTGATGCTTCAGTTACTAACTCTAACTCTAACTTCGGTCAGTTTGCGATTGCATCTGATGGATTTAAGAAAGACGCATTTACGAAAGATAATAACGCATTTATCACTCAGATAATTACACCAAGAGCAATAGATGCAATAGAAACTAATATTGATTGGCAGAGAATTGACGTTGGACTTACTACATCTGTAGGTATCTCAAGTCATCTATACCTCTTTGGATTCAACACAAAGGACAATGTACCTCCAGTTGTAATTCAAGGTTTCCGTGTTGGTGCACAGACAAGTGATAAGATCTTTGTTGACTTCTCAAACGCAGCAACAGGATATGGAACAAGTGATGCTAACGTGCTTATGGTTGATAATGCCATTGCAAGTTCAGGTATTACTTCTGCATTAGGAACAACAAGTAGTATTAAGACCTTTACTGTCACAGCAGGCCCTACATCTAACATACTTACCATTGGAACACATACAATTCTAACTGGTGAGAAGGTCAGAGTTATTAGTGATGATGGTGATTTACCAGAGAACTTAGTAGAGAATACAGTTTACTTTGCGATCAAGCAGTCAGCAACACAGATCAAGATTGCATCATCCAAGACAAATGCTGAACTTGGAACTGCAATTACGATTGCTGGTGGAACAAAATTAAAGGTAGAAAGTCGTGTATCTGACAAGGCATCTGGTGATATTGGATCTCCGATTCAGTTTGACCCTGCCAACTCTAACTGGTATATTCATACACAAACAGGTAGTGACATCTTTACCACACTAAACACACTAGGAGTTGGTAATTTAGGAAGCAACACACCCGTATCATTCATCAAGAGAGTTCCTGATGAGAGAGGACTAGACGAGAAAATCTATAAGTTAAGAGTTGTAGTACCAAAAGAGATTGAAAATGGTAAGAATCCTGAAGAAGGATTCATTATTCAGGAATCAAGTTCTACTAACGTCAGAAACGTAGGTGACTTCACAAGAACATCTATTACTTCTGCTGATTATGAGTTTGATCGTAACCCTAGATTCATTAGTACTTGTACCAGAGCTGCAAACACAGTCACAGTGGTTGCCGATGTTCCTCACGATTTAAAAATTGGTGAGAGAATATTTGTTCGTAACGTAACTGATAGTACAGGAACATCAACTGGTGTATTTAATAGTGGATATAATGGATCATTCCTTGTAAATGGAGTCATAGATGATAAGACATTTACATATCCTACAACAGATACTGCTGGTGTAACTCATACGATTGGTAACTTCACAAATGATGTATCGACTCGTTCAACTACACTACCAAGATTTGAAAGAAATAATTTACAGAGTAACTTCTACATTTATCGTAACGATACGATAAGTGAGTACATTAAAGATGTACAAGACGGAATCTATCATTTATTTGTATTACATGCTGATAACCCAATTACAACCGAGTTCACTGGCACTAAGTATGGACAAAATGTTGCAGACCTTTATCCACAACTTGACAGAGATAACAACCACTCTAACCCAGCTTCATCTAAGTCATTCGCCAAGAGAGATCCGCTAGGTGATGTATCAACTAATGACCAAAGAAAGAGTATCACTAGAGAAACAACTGATAAGTTAGTTGAAGACTTTGGTTATGCAAAACGTATCACAGGAGAGGTACGAGATACAACTGCTGGTATATCTACAATTACATTTGATCGTCCTCATGGATTTGGTCAAGTCAAGACTATTGCCACAATCACAGGTGGTTCTGGTCTAACAAACGGCACATATCATAATGTCAAGTTATTCAATACTGGAACTACAGCTTGGGATGGTGCAACTGCAAAAGTTACTGTTGCAAGTAACGCAGTCACAGGTGTCGAGATTATTGAAGGTGGTTCTGGATACACAGGTGCAGAAACATTAGATATTGATAATCAGTTCACAGGTGGAACTGGTGCGAAGGTAACAATCGTCACTGCTGGTATCTCAACAAACATAGGCGATACAATACAGATCACAGGTATTGGTACACAGACTGATTCATTACACAGAATTAGATCACTTGAATCTACAACTAAAGTTTCAGTTGCAGTAACCACTGGAGATTCTACAATAATTGCTGGTCAATTTGCTATCAGTCAGGGGCCATCTGCTACAATCACAGGTACACCTGTATTTGATTCAACAGTCGGTATCACAACATTCACATTTACATCTGGTCACGGATTAATTGTTGGTAATCAGTTCCGAGTGTTAGATACCAGTAATAATAATATTGGTAACTTCTTTGTTAAGAATGTCAATAGTCCTACAGTATTCTCTGCTAAGACTACAAATCAATTAACAAACCCAGCTCACGTTCTTCGTGATGGTATGACTGCTGCCACCACACCATCTGATAAAGAGAATGAGAATATTGGATCAAGAGGTCTATCATTCTATGATGGAGAAACATTTAATCTTGGTGCAAACGTAACAACAGGATCATCATTAGAAGTATCACTTCCAAGTGTTGGTGTTGGTACAACTTCGAGATTTGATTTAGGTTCTTACATTCAGGTTGGTAACGAGATACTTCGTGTTACTGCTGCAAACGTAAGTGGTGCTGGTAATAACGAACTGACTGTTATTCGTGGTGCATTGGGTACGATTCAGGAAGATCATACTTCAGGTGATCAGGTCAGAAAGATCAAACCAATACCCATTGAGTTCCGCAGACCATCTATCATTCGTGCATCTGGTCATACATTTGAATATCTTGGATTTGGGCCCGGTAACTACTCAACTGCATTGCCACAGGTTCAGGTCAGAACTCTATCAGAAAGAGAAGAGTTCCTAACACAATCACAAGAGAGATCATGTGGTACTGTTGTTTACACAGGTATGAACAACAGAGGTGACTTCTTTATTGGTAACAAGAGAGTTAGTTCTGCAACTGGTCAGGAGAGAACATTTGATGCTCCAATACCAACTGTCACAGGTGAAGATCCATCAAGACTATCAGTTATCTTTGATGAAGTAATTGTCAAAGAAAGATTAGTTGTAGAGGGCGGTAAGTCAAGAACAATTCTTACACAGTTTGATGGCCCAGTTACATTTAACGAAGTTGTTAAGGTCAACAAAGCAATTACATTTAATGATGTATTGAAGTTAAACAGCACCTTCGAGATTACTAATGATACTAATTCTCATTCTAAGGATACAGGTTCGATTGTAACTGACGGTGGTATTGGTATTGAAAGAAACTTAAATGTTGGTGGAGACTTTAAAGTTGCTGGTATTACAACATTCGGTCAACTTAATATCTCAGGAGTATCTACATTCACAGGTCTAGCAGACTTCAATGGTGGTGCTTCGATTGATCTTGTACAGATTGGTGTAACTGCTAACAATGAGATTGATACATCATCAGGTAACTTAATCATTGACTCTGCTGGTGGTACAACAACGATTGATGATAACGTGGTTGTAAGTGGAACATTTAGTTCAAGTGGTTCAACTAATGGTAATATCCGAATTGGTATTACTAATGACAATGAAATAGACACATCCACAGGTAATCTAACGATTGACTCTGCTGGTGGAACTGTAACTGTTACTGATAACCTAACTGTATCAGGATTACTTGATGCAAACGGTGGTGCTTCGATTGATAACATTCAAATTGGTGTCACTAATGACAATGAGATTGATACATCATCAGGTGGACTAACACTCGACTCAGCTGGTGGAACAGTCACAGTTGATGATAACTTAACCATCACAGGAAATCTATCACTATCTGGTAGTTTTAGTGGATCAAGTGTCACATTTAGTGGAAACATAGGTGCTGCTGGTGGAACATTTGGTAATGTGACAGTTGGTGTTGCTGACGATCAAACAATCACAACATCATCTGGTAAGTTAATATTAGATGCTGCTACCAATGAGGTAGAGATTAATGCTGACATAGATCACAATGGAGCATTAAATACATCTGGTAATTTGGTATGTGCAGGTAGTGGAACATTCTCAGGAGATGTGATTGCGTTCAGTTCTTCTGACTTGACAATGAAAGAGAATGTATCAACGATTGATAATGCTTTAGATATGGTTAGTTCTCTTACAGGTAATACATTTAATTGGAAATCTGATGCTGGAATCTGGGGTGTTGAAGGTGGAGATACTGGAATCATTGCACAAGAGGTCGAGAAATTAAAACTTCCCGGCTTGACTAAGAAGAGAGGTGATGGAACGATTGGTGTTCGATACGATAGATTGATACCCGTTCTAATTGAAGCAATTAAAGAACTAAAATCAGAAGTAGAGGATCTTAAAAAATGACCTTACAATCATCAGGACAAATCTCACTTGGTGACATAGCAAACGAATTTGGTTATACGGATGGTTCTAGTACAAAACTAGGATCATATCGTACTACAAACGGTCAGGGAAACTTTCCCTTAACTCTTGGTTCATTACAATATAGTTCGATAGATGGTGGTGGTTCAGTCCCAACGTCAGGACAGATAAAACTATCTGATTTTCGTAGCACACAACTACAAACAGTTGTGAATTTCTATGGATCAGGTAAAGGTGGTAATCGTTTAAATGCTTTTAGTAGATACAACTCAGGTGATGTAACAGTCGTTGGTGGATATAGAACAAGACCAACTAATACAAGTGGTACGAGAGTTAAAATACACGTTAATCAGAACATAGGATCAGAAAAAAATAGTGTCAATCATTGTGCTTTGAGAACTGGAAACGGATGGAACTCAGGTACAACTTTGAGTGTTGACGTTGGCCCTAGTGGAAGAATACAAGGTGCTGGTGGTGATGGTGGTGCTGGATCTGTAAATAATGGATCTGGCAACGGTGGATCAACTGGTACAAGTGGATTAGGAGTCGAATATACTGAAACTGCTGTCAATATTGCAAGTGGTGGAGTCATTGCTGCTGGATTTGGTGGTGGTGGAGGTGGTGCAGGTGGAGAGCAAACTGATAAGCCGGGTACAAGATATGCAGCCGGTGGTGGAGGCGGTGGAGGAGCCGGACTTCCAGTTGGATTAGGTGGTGCTGGTGGAATTACTAATGCTGGTAATGGATCAGGGCCTGGAGGTGCTGGTAGTAATGCAGTTCAATCGGGTGGAACTCAGGGATCAGGAACTGCTGGTGATGGTGGTGCTGGTGGTAATAATGCTGGAGAAGCAGGTGGTGCAGCAGGTGGAGAAGGTGGACAGGCTGGAAATACTGCTGATGCAGGTGGAAATGGAGATGGAACTGGTGGGTCAGGAGGTGCTGACGGTTCTGCAATAAGACGAACAAGTAGTGGTATAGTAGTAGATATAAATGATGGGTCACGAGTAGTACCCAACGCAGTCGCAAACGGAGTTGCATGAGGAAGAGACTTGGTGTTATGTGTTCTGGCAACGGAACAAATTTTGAAAATATTGTCAAATCTTGTTGGAATCACGAAGTTGTAATAATGATATACAACAATGAGAATTGTGGAGCAGCACAGAGAGCAGCAAAGTATGGAATCCCTGCTGCATATTTTCCTCATAGTGAACAAGTGAGAATTGCTAATGAGTTTAAATGGCAGCGAGTAGATTATATTATTCTTGCAGGGTATATGAGAATACTATCAAAGGGATTTATAGATAGTTTTCCTAATAAAATTATAAATGTACATCCATCTTTACTACCAAAGTACAAAGGATTACACGCAGTCGAACAGGCTATGGACAGTTCTGATACTGTCACAGGATGCACTGTTCACTATGTAAATGAAGAATTAGATGCAGGGCAAATTATCAAACAGGCAGAAGTTCCTATTCTTGAGAATGATACAGTCGAGATATTAACAAAGAGAATACAGCAAGAGGAGTATCGTATCTTGCCAGAAGTAATAGATATGCTATAATATTGATACTAGATTTTTATTATGCCAAGATCGGTTGATCTAATTAACCTAGCAAGAATAGATTTATTAAAGGGAAAGTCTGATGCTGATTTAGATTCCCTATCTAAGATATTGCGAGATAATTATAAGAATAGATTACTAGATGACGTTACTACTTCATCTTACGAAGATTCCTATTGTCCACCAAACGATATAGTTGATGGTATAATACGAGAAATGAAGAATGACTTTTATGCGGCTACGGAGGAGGAGATTGAGGTCGAGAATTTTTGGGGTCATATTCACGAAAAAAATATGAGTACGAACTGCCACAATCACACGACTTCTTATGTGTCTGCTGTCTTATATGTTGAAGTTCCAGAAGGGTCTGGAAAGTTGGTCTTCCGTCCACGAATAAATCAATATGATAACTCAGCATACATATCCAAGTTTAATCCTGAGAGAGGAGTGTTCTATATGTTTCCAAGTCATGTAGATCATTATGTTTCAAGAAATCTATCAGATGATATGAGGATTTCAATTTCATTTAATTTTAGAAAATTATGAGAACTATTTTTAAGATACTAAATTATATTCCAGAAGAAAACTCTGTCATCATACGATTCTGTAAAGAGACATCAAGAAAACCAATAGATGAACATAAGGAAGTTGCAATTAAATTAGATGACTTCGATCTACATGATAGTGAATGTTTTGTTGATAGTGTGATGAGAAGAATGTATAGTAAGATTGACAAAGAGAATTTATCAGAACCAATATTAGAAACTAATCAAGGTGAAGAATTATCAGGGCCACTTGATTTGAAAGCACTTGAAGGTAGAACAATCAGATGTGGTTATCATCATTCTAAAAATGTGCTACCATTAAAAATGAAGGAGATTACATTATGATTCCTAGTTGTCAAAGATACTTCCGTAATTGTGATGCGTTTACTATTTGCTGTAACATATCAGATGGTAATAATATCATCTCAGAACATCACGACTTAGGATATTTGTTATATCATATTGGAGTCAAGGGTGTGGGTAGAGTTGGTATTCCTTTCTCTTCAGATTATAAACCATTAGACGCAGTTAATAATAACTTAGTTGATATGAAAGATTGGATTGATGAACATAAAATTTATACTACAGATGAGCATAGTGAACTCTATGGATTTAATAGTATGAATCGAAATCAAGATTGGGATGCGAGAATAGTACGAGATTCTTTTGATGCTACTATTAGAGATTGGTTAGTTTGTTTTAAGGGTATGTCTGTAGTGAATGGTAAACCTATGAAGAAATTAGATTATGCTAAACTTGATGAGAAACATTATGATGTGTATGCTGATAATGCACTCTTAGTTTTATTTACGAAAAAGTGACCGAAAGAATTAAAGCAGACGCATTTACAGATCCATTTCCTCATGCTATCTTTTATAATTTTTATAATGATGATGAACTGAAATTGATATGGAAAGAACTAGATTTTTATACTGAGCCCGGAAAACTATTAGATGCGAAAGATTTTGGTGGTGTAGTATCTCACACAAATTCAAAAGCACTATGGTTAGATAAAGTTTATGAAGGTAAGTATCGAGAATTATCTAACATCTTACAGGTTACGAGAAAAGTATTTGCCAATGAGATTATGAGTGTATTTGCTAACACTCACGATTGCGTATCTCTTGCTATGGAAAATAACTATGATAATACAAAGGTACGATATTATCACGATGGCGATAAGTATGAACCACACGTTGATAAATATATTGAATTTCTTGGATTCTCTTACTTTTATCGTGAACCAAAGAAGTTTCAAGGTGGTGAATTAATATTTCCAAAATACGATTATAGTTTTGAATGTTACAACAACTCACTAATCTTGATGCCCGGCTGGGTAGAACATGGTGTAAATGAAGTGACTATCAAAGATTCTGATTATTTTGATGGTTATGGTCGATATGCCATTACGAGTTTTTTTGGATTGGCAGATAAGAGAACAGAAAGTGAATAAATAACTAAAATTAGATATTGTATTGATAAATGCCTAATATAAGGAAGACTTTTAATTTCAGGGATGGAGTTCAGGTTGATGACGAGGTTCTCGTTGTCAAAGGTAATCGAGTTGGGGTGGGAACTACTTCGCCTGACGAGAGTTTAGATGTTCGAGGAAATGCGAAAGTAATAGGAATAGTAACTGCAAATAATTTACAGATAAGTGGTGTAGGAACATTCGGTGGTATAAAGGTAGGAACAGGAATAACTTTAGACGCAACAAGTGGTGTTATATCTGCAACAAAATTTAAGGGGGATGGTTCAACATTATCTAATTTACCAACATCACAATGGCAAGACATTGATGTAGGTCTTGGATTCACTTCAATCTACAATGCAGGGGGCAATGTAGGTATCGCAACTACCGATCCACGCAATACCTTCCAAGTGGGTGGAGATCCTAATAGTGGATCAGGAGTTGGTTTTAACTCTACTGGTAATTTAAAAGCATCAGGTATTGTAACTGCTGTAAGTGGATTTGTTGGCGATCTCACAGGAAATGTAACTGGTAATCTAACTGGAACTGCATCAAACGCAACTCTAGCAGCCTCAGCAACAGTTGCCACTAATGCACAAGGATTAACAGGCACACCAGATATAACAGTCAGAAATATTGATTCGACAGGGATAAGTACTCTTCCAACTCTAAGTTCAACAGACTTCTCAACACCAACATTAAAAGGATATAGCACTCTAAGGGCAATACATGGCACTACAACCACGTTAGTCGTAACTGTAGCAGCAAAGACATCTGCACACAGATACAACGGACAGGGGAGCAGTAATGGATACTTAATAGATGGAGTCTCAGCACCATTTATAACAGTCACTCCCGGCCGTACATATCGTTTTGATGTTTCAGATGGCACTAATGCACTACATCCTTTACGTTTTTATTATGATGCAGCCAAGACAACTCAATATACAACTGGTGTAACTATTAATGGTGTTCAGGGTGCTTCAGGTTCTTATGTCGAGATAGTAATTAGTGATACTACACCAACAGTTTTACATTATGCTTGCTCAAGTCATGCTTTGATGGGTAATGGTATTCAAACTAATTCCAACATACTAGACACCGAACATGATTCAACTGTAAGAGGAACTCTCACAGCAACAACATTTAGTGGTAACTTAACAGGTAACGTAACTGGTAATCAGTCAGGTGGTTCGATTAGTGCAACTTCTGGAACATTTAGTGGAGATATAGATGTAGATGGACACGCAGAATTAGATGCACTTAACGTGGCAGGGGTTGTAACTGCAACAGAATTTAGAGGTAACATTGCAGGCCCTGTTGTTGGTAATGTAACTGGTAATATAAGTGGAGTAGCAGCAACATTTACTGCATCAAGTATTGGTATATCAACTGGTGTCAGTTTGGGTATTGGAACTGCAACTGCTAATTCAAATATTCAAATTGTAAGTTCAACTGCATCATCAATTACTATTGGTAAAGGTGGTGCGGTAGGAGTAAGTAATCTACAACTCAGATATGGTGGAGGTGCATCTACATTTAGTGGAGATAATGCACTAGATTTAATTAATAATGGTGATGGACACTTTAACTACTTCCTAACTGGAACGAATAGTTTTGTATGGCATAAGGGTAATGCAAATCCATTGATGGCTCTGACTGATTCGGGCAATTTGGGTATTGGTATTACTAATCCTACAGATAAGTTAAAAGTTCAAGGTGACTTAAATGTAACTGGTGTGGCAACAGCAACCACATTTAAAGGTGCTTTCTCAGGAGACTTGCAAGGTAATGTTATTGGTAACATTGCAGGGGATGTTAATAATACAGGATTCTCAACCTTTAGACAGGTAGAGGTAACTCAGGGTATTGGTATTGGTATTACGAGTTCAGGTAAGGTCTTTAGTGCCAACCCAAGTGTTTCACAAAGAATTGTGATGGAAACTAATGGTAATACTGGTATTCATACGAGTGTTGTTGAACCACTAGCATCTATAACTACGAGACAGGATATTATTTGTTTCGGTGGAATAGGTATTGGTGCGACTGCTAGATGTTCTGTTGATTTCCATAATGTTAAATCTGCACCAGCATTTGCAGGGAGAACATCTGCTAGTGTGACAAAACTAGCATACATGATGCCACCACAGGTTACAGAAACACAAAGGGATGCACTTGTAGATGGTTATGATAGTACAGGAGGAACAGGAGTTCCAAATGGTGCGGTTGTATTTAATACTACTGCTAACAAATTACAGTTCAGAGTTGGTGGTGCTTGGGTCAACCTACACTAAGATTCTAAAACTTATACATACCTTTGGTATGGTTGTCGGAGATACTATAAATTCTTAAAGACCAGAAGCAAAACTGGCACACCCCCTTACACAGGGGGTTTTTTTATGTTATGATAGGTTCATTGATGAGATATTGATGCCCCTAAGACCCCACCAGACTACAGCATTACAAGCAATGACTGACTATTCCAAAGGTCAGATCATTGTACCCACAGGCGGTGGTAAGACAATGTGTATGATAGAAGATGCCAAGAGAGTTAGTGGCACTATCGTAGTTGTTGCACCACGCATACTATTAGCAGAGCAGTTATCAAGTGAGTTTCTTGAAGTGCTTGACAATGTATCTGTTATGCACGTTCACTCAGGAGAGACACATCATTACAGTAGCACAAAGCCTACTGACATTTGTATGTGGCACAAATATACAAGAGGAGATAAGATCATCTTTACTACATATCATTCTCTTCACAGAATACAGGAGAGTTATATTCACGTTGATACAATATACTTTGATGAAGCACACAACTCAGTTCAGAAGAACTTTGTCCCTGCGACCAAGCATTTCTCAGAAAATGCAGACAGGACTTACTTCTTTACTGCCACACCGAAGCACAGTCGTACTATCAAAAGGATTGGTATGAACAATCCACAGGTGTATGGCAATGTGATATGCCAAGTGCCAGCTCCTAAGTTAGTTGATGATGGTTTCATACTACCACCTAAAGTCAAGTTGAAGCAGTTTGATATTGTTGAAGATAGACAACAAATCCCTGAGAGAGACAGCGAGCATTTGATTGCTACAATAGATGACAATGACATCAACAAGAGTTTGATTTGTGCTAGATCAACCAAGCAGATTGTCAGATTGTTCTCTGATTCTCCATTTGCGACTGATCTATGGGATCGTGGTTATTCTTGGATGTATATTACAGCAAAGACAGGTGCGGTCATTGATGGCAAGAAGGTCGATAGAGAGACATTCTTCAATACACTTAACGAGTGGGGTAAGACAGACAAGAAGTTTGTTGTAGTGCATCACAGCATACTCTCTGAAGGTATCAATGTCAAGGGATTGGAAGCAGTATTGTTTATGAGAAACATGGACTATATTACTATCAGTCAGTCGATTGGTAGAGTAATCCGATTGGGAAACTGTCACAAGAAGTTTGGACTTGTATGTATTCCAGTATATGATAAGGTTGGGATCAGCACCTCTAGGAGAGTACAGGCAGTAGTCGATACAGTATTCCAAAAGGGCGAACCCGCTATTTCTTACATGAACTCATGAAAAAAAATTCACACGCATACTGCGAAGGATCTTATCTAAGTTTAAAAGCAAATTTGCATAAGTGGGGAGATCCTGATTGGACAAGATTCCTAACAAGAATATTCTACAACTCAATGTTTGGTGCAGGGACTAATCCTACTGGATTTATTAGTGAATCTGCATTACATAATAAGTTGAACAAGAAAAAAACTTGTCAAGATCATTACTTATCTCCACAGTTCATAGGTCGAATGATACTTGATAATCAGGAAAAATATCTATGTGATCTCGAAACATACACAAAGATATTTACGATTGCTTGTTCGACTGTAGAGGTCACAGTAGAGGAGAATAGCATACTCAGACAATATACATCTAATAAGGATAATGAGTACAGAGTGTTCGTATCAACTGATAAGAAGTATGATGAGGCTGGTATTAAGTTATGCAAAAGACCCGAAGGAAAAACTAGATGGAAACATGCACAACTTACAGAGGAGAAGTTGTTTTTCCCTGATGATCTGATACAATATGAGAAGAGGTTTTTAGTATGAAAACACCAGAAGAAAAGAAAGAACTCAGGGCCATTGCTAGGTTCTATAAGGATTCTAAACAAGGATTTGCCACAAATGATGGATACTACGGAGTTCCTTCAAATGGTAAGAAGATCGGA